TAAATGAGTACTTAAGTGTACCACTCTAGCATATTTAGCTAACCTACGTGAGAACTAAGCGACAACAGTCGTCCCCTGTTACCAGGTTAATACTGTAAGCTCTTGACCTCTTTAAGACGTTGCAATCCGAATAACCCTCTTACGAGGGGTATAACGGATGCACTCTCGATTACCGTTTCCGGTGTATCGGCTTTTACAGCAGGAGTTACGATAGTTTGGAAATTCTCCAATCTTTTCGCAAAACCTAGAGCTTCGTCTAGAGTTTCCATTTCCTCATATTGGAACTGGATCAATCGGTCACGGGCCTCCTCAAGGAGTTCCGCTGGGTCATCAGTAACGATTCCCAGACCGAGGGTATCACCCCACCATTCCGTTAAACGGAATGTTAGATCTGCGATATCATCCGGATATTTATCCAGGAATGTATCGTAGAGCGGGGCGCCCTTAGTCCAATCGTAATCAATTGGAACTGGAAGGGATAGGAGATAATATGATCCTATTCTTACCCAAGCTTTCCACTTGTTAACCAAAGTTTCTCCCAGTGCAACACTACTTAGTAGTGCTTGCATTGTTAGAAAGGAATTGTGTTCGAGGAAGATTTCTCTTCTCTCCTCGTAGCAACTCCACGGTTCGTGAATCTCACGATTCTGAACCAGCTCATAGCATACTCCTAATGCGGTCTGCACCGGTAGACCAACCGTCTCCGATGCAAATTCAATTCCCTTTTTGGGATCGAATAATGCCGTAATTAGGCTCTCTAACGTGATTCTACCTTGTTGGTAGTACGCACTTAGCAGTGACAATATCGAAATAGAAGTTATTCGGTCTTTCAGACCAATAAAACTATTCAATGAGTTTTTACTCAAGACAGCAAGCAACAGATTTGGATTCGTAATTAAGCCAGCGTTACCGAAATGCAATGCATTCGCGGTACGTGACCCTACGTTCCAACCTGCTCTTATCTGACCAAAGGAAACACCCGACACTACGTTAGGACCCCAACAAGTTCTTTTGGCGAATTCAAATACTGGTCGAGTAGGACTCGAAATTGATTTATTCAAATTAATCTCGCATCCTAATTCGATCATGATTTCAAGGTAGAACTTAGCAATTTTCTCATCGAAAATTACTAAATCATCTCCTAAAATCTCGTATTCGTCATTCCATCTGTACCTATTGGTTGCTTTAAAAGCAGCTATTTGCACTATCCAGTGATGAGTCAATGCGAGCATTGCCCAACTAGATAGTCCACCCATCGGTTGTCCGACGGCATATCTATAAGGACCCGCAGAAACGTTATAACGTTCAGCGACCTTTTGGTTAAACCAGAAATCACGGTCAGTTAATGCCTGTTTCCAATACATAGCGTAATGGCTGTTATTAAGCAGCCCCGCTAGTATTGATTCAGACAATGACACGGGCAGTCTATCTGTCGCCGCCGTAAGATCAAATGAAAATGCTTTATTAGCTTTAATTGCTTTCTCTTGGCCTCGTTTAATTGAGGCCTCCTGATCGAACGTTCCATCGTTTGGAAGCGCTCGAAGGATATCAAAGCAAAGATCATGTAATGGTCGCATGAATGTCTGAGTTAGACTGTCAACAAGGGCAAACACCCGGACTTTTCCGGCTGCTTCCTCTTTAACAGCAAACTGCGACAATCCATCAACCATACTGACCTTCGCTCTAGATACCGTTCCCTTGGGTAATTCTAATTTCGTTTTACCGTCTTTCATAATCATTTCTGATTGTGATCGCTCGATAAATGAAGTATAGATATCATACCCAACGGTCAAGTGCTCCATAAATGGAGTTTGAACAGGTAGAGAAGCAAAGGCTAAATAATGCAGTGTTTCATAAAGATCTTTTCGGTGGTCATACATATACACTATATCGTGCAACAGACCATGACAGGAAATTGAATGACTAGGGCTTGCAGCCTTAGAAATTTCAAATCCCTGTGGAGAAAGATTTCTCTCTCTCCATTTCTTGATTTGACTAAAAGTATCGAAG